TATGGCCGCCCATCCGGGACGGATCCCGCCCAAGGCAGACAGCCCCAGAATTCTGGCACCTTTGATGGAGGGGCCGCAGAGGGTTAAATATATGTGTCTTGTGCTTTTGTGGGCTGTTTTGGCTGCGTGGTTCTGGCGGTGGTGGCTACAGCCCGAGCATATCATCGGCATGGGGCGCTATATTCTGGTAACGCTTTGCATTTTCTGGCTTTTCTTTCTTCAGGCCTATTTTATCGTGCTGTTTTTGAACGGTCGGAAGGTGGTGGCATCCTTCGATGATCTGGGGCAGCCGCGCATTGCGATGGTGGTCACAAAAACCCCGTCCGAGCCGTTTGCGATGGTGAAAACCACGCTTGAGGCGATGCTGGCGCAAGATGTGCCGCATGATACATGGCTGGCCGATGAAGACCCGCAGCCAGACACAATCGACTGGTGCCGCACGCATGGCGTGCGAATTTCCAGCCGAAAGGGCCGGGATGCGTATCATCGGACGGAATGGCCCCGCCGAACCCGGTGCAAAGAGGGCAATCTGGCGTTTTTCTATGACAACTGGGGCTATGACGATTATGATTTCGTGTCACAGCTCGATGCCGATCACGTGCCGCAGCCCAGTTACCTGCGCGAACTGATGAAGCCCTTTGCCGATCCGTCGATTGGCTATGTATCTGCCCCGTCGATTTGCAATGCCAACGCGGTTCAAAGTTGGGCGGCGCGCGCCCGTCTGTATATCGAGGCGATGTTTCACGGCGCGTTGCAGGCGGGGTATAGTGGCGGATGGGCCCCGATGTGCATCGGCTCGCATTACGCCGTGCGCACCCGTGCCTTGCGGCAGATTGGCGGTCTTGGCCCAGAACTGGCCGAGGACCATTCGACCTCGCTGATCATGAACGCCAATGGCTGGCGCGGAGTTCATGCGATGAACGCCATAGCGCATGGGGCTGGGCCGGGCACCTTGGCGGATATGGCCACGCAGGAATTTCAATGGTCGCGCAGCTTGGTGACGTTGTTGTTGCAATACACACCGCGGTATCTGGCGGGGCTGCCCGCGCATTTGAAGTTTCAGTTTGTGTTTTCGCAGATGTGGTATCCAATCGCGGCGCTGTTCCTGCTGGCGATCTATACGATGCCGGTTGTGGCGCTGACATTCGATGTGCGCTACGCCGATGTCACCTATCCGGGTTTTATCGGCCATGCGGTGCCAGCCACTTTGGCCTTGATCCTGTTGGTATGGGTGGCGCGGCGTGACGGCTTTTTCAGGCCGCATGATGCCAAAATCCTGAGTTGGGAAAAAATCCTGTTTGCGGCGGCGCAGTGGCCATGGATGTTCTGGGGGTGCGCTGTTGCGGTCTGGGACCGGTTGACAGGCCGGTTTGTGGATTTTCGGATAACGCCCAAGGGCGATGCGGTGGAGGCGCGGCTGCCGCTGCGGTTTTTGGTGCCTTATGCGGCGATTGCGCTGTTTTGCATGTGGCCGATATTAACCGTGGATAATGTCACGAACGCCGCCGGGTTCTATATTCTGTCCCTGTTGAACGCCGCTTTGAACGTCGCCTTGGTGGTGGTCATTGTTTGGCATCACCTGAAAAACGCCGGGATCGGGGCTTTGACCCAGCCTTTGGTTTTGGGGGCGCAGATTGCGTTATGTTTTGGCTTGGTCGGATTGGGGATGATGGCGCTTTGGATGCGGGGGCCAGAGTCGCTTTATGCGCTTATGCTGGGCCTTGATGCCATGCATGTGGTGGAAACCCAGCACATCGTGTCCGGGGCCGGGCGCGCGCCGCCCGGTGAAGTGAAATACGTTTTCAAACTGGGTTGGGATTAGAAAACATTACGGCACAAGCTGTTGTGGGGAAAGGAGTTCGAAATGCGACATTTAACAAAAGCCATGTTTGCAAAGGCGCTGAGTGGGACATTCTTGGCCGGGTTCTTGGCCGGCAGCGCGGGTGCAGCACCGCCCGGTGAAACGCCGTTCGGGGTCTATGATCCCGAGGGGCAGTTTTCGGATGACAGTGACGTGCAGATCGAACATTTGTTCCTGCCGTGGGAGGATGTGTTCCTACCCAGTCTTGTTGATGCTGATGTATATGCTTTGGCGCGCGCACGCGCCTTGTTGGTCACAATCGAGCCATGGACATGGACGCGCAGCGAACGCAACACGCCTCAGAGACTTCAACAGGGGTTACAATCGGGCGAGTATGATCAATACATGCGGGCGATCTGCTCGGTCCTTGGCACGCTCAATAGTCCTGTGACGGTGCGGTGGGCGCAGGAAATGGATGATAATACCACCCAGTTTACTTGGGCCAAATGGGAGCCGGGCACCTATATCGACGCGTATAGGCGGATGGTGGATATCTGTCGCGCCGAAGCCCCGCAAGTAAACTACATGTGGTCGCCGCTTGGCTTTGAAAACATGGATGAATATTATCCCGGAGACGATTATGCGGATCTCGTCGGGCTGTCGGTATTCGGCTTTCAGGCTTGGGAAGAAGAGATTTTGGGCAAATCACAGAGCTTTGTCGACATTCTGGAGCCGCGCTATGAGCGGGCCAAGCAGTTTGGCAAACCAATCGTTGTGGCCGAAACCGGGTTTTCGGGCGATCAGGCCTATGTCGAGGCGTGGCATAACAGCATTCGCCAGACCTATGAACAATTCCCGGATTTGGTGGGCGTCGTCTACTTTAATCAGGTCGAAGTCTATCCTTGGCCAGATGGGTTTGGGCTACCGGATTGGCGTGTGGATAACCGCGTTACAGGTGCCGACGAATAAAACGGCGCAACCTCAAGCGCGGGATCGCAGGGCTGCATTCGGACGGGGCAGCTGCAAAGCCTGCCCCGTCTTTTTAAGTAATCCAAACGATTAGGCGGCGGCACTTTAAGGGTGCACGCCAAAAATTAAGGCTTTAACACCATATTTTCGCCAAGGTCATGCGCGAGAGTCAGCCATACAAGGGCTGTTCTGGCCCGGTCGATTGACTTTAGCTGCGTAAAACCGCCACTATTGGCGCGTGGCAGGAAGGCTGTCGGACGGGGCATGACATGTCTTGTCTGAAACTCGATAAAACCGGAACAGACGATAACCGGCATCGGGGCGGCTGCGAAACAAAACTGGAGTAGAGCAGTGAAACTCAATATAATCAAGCGCTTGGCGCATATCGCGCCAGCTATCTCTATAGGTGCGGTCGCTGTTGCGGCGTCGCCGGTTGAAGCGGCTGGTGGCACCAAATCAGTAACGCCTTTGCACAAAAGCTATATGTGGGTCACGCCAATCAGCAAGGCAGAGCGTCAGGCAAGGCTGAGCCATGCACAGAAACGCCAAATTGCGCGCAATCAAAGCGCAAAGGGAAGCGGTTCGTGGATTTGTTCGCCCAGTGGATTTGGCAAGCGCGCGTCGTGTTTCACCCGCCGCTAAGGCGGGGATTGCGCCAGTAAGTTCTTTGTTTGAAAGCAAAATTATGCTACCATCTTGAGCGTTGGTAGAAGGTTTGACTGTGCGTTCTGGCCTCCCTTTTTATGGGGGTTCAGGAGCACGCTTTTTAAAATCGCGTATTTTGTGGGGGACAAAACATGACATTTTCCAAAGTGTTCGTTTGTGGTGTAGGTCTGGCTGCATTGGCAGCCTGTGTGCCGATGGATCCGATTGAAATTGATCGGGAAAGTCTGCCGACAGCACCTGAATTTTTGCCGTGCCATCAAGTCGATGATCAGCTTGCCTATGCGGACGAAGCCGTGCGCCGGATCAGCTATTCGACCAATCCCAAAGAGGCAGCATATTGGGAAAAGCGGCAGGAACGTCTGGTCGCACGGGCCTATGAGTGTAAACGCTGACCAAAGATAACGCCTGATCGGGGCGTTTCGGACCCATCCTACAAAATGGACGCGGGTTTTGTCTAAAAGCCCGCGTCGTAAACGTGCGCGCGTCGATCAGGCGCGCTGAATGGTTTGTCGTGATCATGGCCCCGGTGAAACCGCAGGGCCTGATACCGCCCGACCGCACCCCCCCTTTAATCAATCTTAACGCCCGATGACGCATCTTTCCGGCCTGCCAGCTGGAGGGGTGGCATGTGTGCTGTTCCCTCACTCGGACGTGACCGGGCACGCAACGCATGAGGCATGAGCACGAATGGTTTTGATCACCCCCGACGAGGGGCCCACGGGCCTGACCACCTCGATCGACTCGCTGGAACGGCAACTGTCGGACATGCGCGAGGATATCGAGATCATCTACCAAAAGATCCGTGCAGGGGATTTCGATGAATTGAAAAACGCGGCCAAGGCGACGGCGGAAATCCGACAGTGGCTGAAGATCGCGATAGAAGCGGAGGCGCAACTTGAAAAACGCAGAAAGCAGGAAAAAGGCATCGTCAACGACTATGCCCTCGACCTTGGAGAAGCACGGGCTTCGATCTGCTACCGGTTGGATCGTCTCAGAAGGGCCCGATGTTCAGGATGCGTTCCTCGATAGTCTTGAGGAAGGCGAGCTGATGGCGCTGCCCTATCTGTTCGAGTTTTGGGCCCTTGAGCATCAATTGCCGCCTGATGGGGCGTGGACCAACTGGATCATCATGGGGGGGCGTGGCGCGGGGAAAACCCGCGCCGGTGCCGAATGGGTGCGCGCCCAAGTGGAAGGCGACAAGCCGCTGGATGCCGGGCGCTGCCGCCGTTTGGCCCTGGTGGGTGAAACCATCGATCAGGTGCGCGAGGTGATGATTTTCGGCGAAAGCGGGATCATGGCCTGTTCGCCGCCCGACAGGCGCCCTGACTGGCAGGCCAGCCGAAAGCGGCTGATCTGGCCCAATGGCGCGGTGGCACAGGTGTTTTCGGCGCATGAACCCGAGGGCTTGCGTGGCCCGCAATTCGACGGGGCGTGGGTGGATGAACTGGCCAAGTGGAAAAAGGCCCGCGAGACGTGGGATATGTTGCAATTCGGGTTGCGGCTGGGCGAGCATCCGCAGGTGTGCATCACCACGACGCCGCGCAACGTGGGTGTGCTAAAGGATCTGGTGCGTCAGGACAGCACGGTTGTCACCAACGCCCCGACCGAGGCCAACAGCGCCTTTCTGGCACAGTCTTTCCTTGAAGAAGTGCGCGCGCGCTATGCAGGCACGCGGTTGGGCCGTCAGGAACTGGACGGCGTGTTGCTGGAGGATGCCGAGGGCGCGTTGTGGAATTCGGCCATGCTTGAGGATGCAAGGCGCGAGGCCCCGCCCGATCTGGACCGGATCGTGGTGGCCGTGGACCCGGCGGTGAGTGGCAAAGACGGATCGGACGAATGCGGGATCATTGTGGCGGGGGCCTGCACGCAAGGCCCAGTTCAGGAGTGGCGGGCTTGGGTTTTGGCCGATTGCAGCGTGGCCGCGGCCAGCCCGGTGGGCTGGGCCACTGCCGCGATCCGCGCGATGGAGCAATTTGGGGCCGAGCGTCTGGTGGCCGAGGTCAACCAAGGCGGCGATCTGGTGGCGCAGGTGATCCGGCAGGTGGACCCCATGGTGCCGGTCAAGGCCGTGCATGCCAGCCGCGGCAAGGTGGCCCGCGCCGAGCCTGTCGCGGCGTTGTATGAGCAGGGCCGGGTGCATCATCTGCGCGGCCTTGGCCGTCTGGAGGACCAGATGTGCGCCATGACCGCGCAGGGCTATGAGGGCAAGGGCAGCCCCGACCGGGTGGATGCGCTGGTGTGGGCGCTGCACGAGTTGATGATCGCGCCAGCGGCGAAATGGCGGCGGCCTCAGGTGCGCGCGGTCTGATTTACAATTCTTAAACCTTTCGGGGTCTGATGCTGGGCAAGACGTGAAAACGATTTCGACTGCGGGCAGACCCAAGGAGACGAGCCAAGATGATACTGGATTTTTTCCGAAGCGCCGGATCGGCAGGGGCCGCGGACCGGGATGTGCCTGAGACCAAGGCCAGTGCCGCCGGGCCGGTGATGGCGTGGCACGGTGCGGGCCGCGTGGCCTGGAGCCCGCGCGATACCGTGACGCTGACGCGCACCGGGTTCAGCGGCAACCCGGTTGGGTTTCGCTGTGTCAAGATGCTGGCCGAGGCGGCAGCCGCGCTGCCATTGGTCTTGCAGGATGTCGAGCAACGCTATGCGCGCCATCCGCTGTTGGAACTGGTGCGCCGCCCCAACCCGGCGCAGGGCCGCGCCGAATGGCTGGAGGCGCTTTATGGTCAGCTTTTGCTGACTGGCAATGGCTATGTCGAGGCTGCGGGCGGCGGCGAGGGCAGTGTTCCAATGGAACTGCATGTGCTGCGCTCGGACCGGATGAGCGTGGTTCCGGGCGCGGATGGCTGGCCGGTGGGGTATGAATACACGGTCGGCGGGCGCAAGCATCGCTTTGATGTCAGTGCGGGGCATCCAGCGATCTGTCATCTGAAATCGTTTCACCCGCAAGATGACCATTACGGGCTTTCGGCTTTGCAGGCCGCCGCGCAGGCGGTGGATGTGCACAATTCCGCCAGCCGCTGGTCGAAAGCGCTATTGGACAATGCGGCGCGGCCCAGTGGTGCGATTGTCTACAAAGGGGCCGAGGGGCAGGGCAGCCTGAGCACTGATCACTATGATCGGTTGGTCAGCGAGATGGAAAGCCATCATCAGGGCGCGCGCAATGCTGGGCGTCCGATGCTGCTGGAAGGGGGGCTGGACTGGAAGCCGATGGGGTTTTCGCCCTCGGACATGGAGTTTCAGAAAACCAAGGAGGCCGCCGCGCGCGAGATCGCGCTGGCCTTTGGGGTGCCGCCGATGCTGTTGGGCATCCCGGGGGATGCGACCTATGCCAATTACGCCGAGGCCAACCGTGCATTTTACCGTCTGACGGTCTTGCCGCTGGTGGCACGAGTGACCGGGGCGTTGTCGGACTGGCTGTCGGGCTTTGCCGGTGACGTGCTGGAGCTGCGCCCCGATCTCGATCAGGTGCCGGCGCTATCGGCCGAACGCGATGCCCAATGGGCGCGTGTGGCCGGGGCTGATTTCCTGAGTCCGGCGGAAAAGCGGGCCTTGCTGGGGCTGCCCGCGCTGGAGGCGGAGGATGGCTGAGCGTGACCCCGGTGAGCGCTATGGGTTTGAGCCGTTCGACTGTGCCCCGGCGCTGAGGCTTGAGGCGCATGAGCGGGTGGCGCGGTTGCAACATGATGCGTTGCTGCATCGGCTGCAAAAGATCGAAGAGGCGCTGGCGCAGCTAGAGCGGCGGTTGTGGCTGGCGGTCTACGGCGTGATGGCGGCCATTCTGGCACAGGCGTTTCAGCCCCTTTTGGCGGCAATGCCCTAAGGCGGGTGATAGGTGAAAGGATGAAGGTGATGGATATGGATTGCGGGCTGGAACACAAGTTCTGCCGAGGGGCTGACGATCTGGTCGTAACCGATGGCACGGTGATCGAAGGTTATGCCAGCCTGTTCGACAATCGCGACCGGGGCGGCGATATCGTCGCCAAGGGCGCTTATGCGGCCAGCCTCAAGCGGCTGGCGCAAGAGGGGCGCGGCGTTAAGATGCTGTGGCAGCACGACCCGGGCCAGCCCATTGGCGTATGGGACGAGGTGCGTGAAGATGCGCGGGGCCTTTATGTCAAAGGTCGTCTGCTGGACGGCGTGGCGCGCGCGCGTGAGGCGGCGGCGCTGATTGCGGCCGGGGCGATTGACGGGCTGAGCATCGGCTATCGCACCGTGCGGGCGGCAAAGAACGACAGGGGCCGCAGGCTCTTGCAGGAACTGGAGCTGTGGGAGGTGTCGCTGGTGACCTTCCCGATGTTGCCCAGTGCGCGGGTGGGGGCCAAGGGCGATACGCTGGATGGCCATGACCTGCGTGATCTGGCGGCGGTCTTTGAGGGCGCCCGCCGGGAGTTGGCGCAATCCTGACAGAAATACGCGCCGCACACCGACCTTAACCAAACGGGATCAAACGATGAGCACAACCGAGGCACAGTCTCGGACCGGGGAAGATTTGTCTCCGGTGGCCGAGATGAAAACCGCCGTGGCGGGTTTCATGAGCGACTTCAAGGGCTTTCGGGCCGACATTCTGGAACGACTTCAACAACAGGACGACAAGATGACCAAGATTGAACGCAAATCCATGGGGCTTGCACGCCCGGCATTGTCCACCGCTGACGCAACCCGCGTCGAGGCTGGCGCGCCCCACATCAAGGCTTTTGACGCGTATTTGCGCAGTGGCGATGACGATGGCCTGCGTGGGCTGGAGTTGGAAGGCAAAGCCATGAGCAGCGCCGTTGCGGGCGATGGTGGCTATCTGGTCGATCCGCAAACCGCTGACACGGTCAAATCGGTGCTGGCGTCGACCGCGTCGATCCGCGCGATTGCCAATGTGGTGCAGGTCGAGGCCACGTCTTATGACGTGCTCATCGACCATTCGGATGTGGGCCACGGCTGGGCCACCGAAACCGATCCCACCACTGAAACCGGCACCCCGGCCATTGATCGTATCACCATTGCCCTGCACGAGTTGAGCGCGCTGCCGAAAGCCAGCCAGCGCCTGCTGGATGACAGCGCGTTTGATATCGAGGGCTGGCTGGCAGGTCGGATTGCCGACAAGTTCGCCCGCGCCGAGGCAGCGGCGTTCATTTCGGGCGATGGCATTGACAAGCCCAAGGGCTTTTTGACCCATCCGACGGTTGATCACGATGTCTGGACCTGGGGCAATCTGGGCTACGTGCCCACGGGCGTTGACGGGGATTTCGGTGGCGCGGATGCGATCATTGATCTGGTCTATGCGCTGGGCGCGCAATACCGCGCCAAAGCGGCTTTTGTGATGAACTCAAAAACCGCCGGTGCGGTGCGCAAGCTGAAGGACAATGACGGGCGGTTCCTGTGGTCCGATGGTCTGGCCGCCGCCGAGCCTGCGCGCTTGATGGGCTATCCGGTGCTGATCGCCGAGGACATGCCCGACATCGCCACCGGGGCCGATGCCATCGCCTTTGGCGATTTCAGTGCGGGCTATACCGTGGCCGAACGCCCCGATCTGCGCGTACTGCGCGATCCGTTCAGCGCCAAGCCGCATGTGCTGTTCTACGCCACCAAGCGCGTGGGCGGCGACGTCAGCGATTTTGCCGCGATCAAACTGCTGAAATTCGCCGTCTCGTAAGGGATGTGCGGATGGGGCGGGCGCGCGATGCCCCGCCCCAAGGCGCGCGCCGGTTGACCCAATCGCGTTGTCCAGCTGCTCCCCTCCGACCGAGCAACGCGGGGCGCGGCGCGCGCCTGACCAGAACCACCGGAGGGGTCCGGGATTTGTGGAGAGCATCCATGATGTTGATCGAAGAAACCGCTGTGCCGCAGAGCGCATTGCCACTGGCGCAATTCAGGGCGCATTTGCGGTTGGGTACGGGGTTTGCCGACGACGGCATTCAGGACCCCGTTTTGGAAAGTTTCCTGCGCGCGGCCATGGCGGCCATTGAGGCGCGCACTGGTAAGGTGCTGATCCGGCGTGCGTTTTCATGGACGTTGACCCGCTGGCGCGATCCGGCGGTGCAGGCTTTGCCGGTGGCCCCGGTGACGCAGATCACGCGGTTGGTGCTGCGCGACCGGGGCGAAGGCGAAGAAGTGATCGCGCCGGATTTTTATACGCTTGAGACCGATATGCAGCGGCCTGTGATCCGGCCCAAGGGGGCGGTGCTGCCCTACATTCCTTCGGGTGGCACGGCGGAAATCGTGTTTGATGCAGGCTATGCCGACAATTGGGGCGGCTTGCCCGCTGATCTGGCGCAAGCGGTTTTGTTGCTGGCCGCGCATTACTACGAATACCGCGAGGAGACCGCGCTTGGCGATGGTTGCATGCCGTTTGGCGTGACCGCCTTGATCGAGCGCTATCGCACGGTACGCCTGTTTGCAGGGGGCCGGGCATGAGTGGCCGCATCCATCTGGCCCGTCGCTTGATGCTGGAAGAAGCTGTGCGCGCACCTGACGGCGCCGGTGGGTTTTCCGAGCAGTGGCAGGCACTTGGCAGTTTTTGGGGCGAGGTGGTGCCGCGTGCCGGACGCGAACGCGGTGGCGAGGCTGTCAGCCTGTCGACCACCAAATTTCGTATCACCGTGCGCGCCGCGCCGCAGGGGGCGCCGTCGCGGCCCCGCGCAGGTCAGCGGTTTCGCGACGATACGCGGCTGTTTCGGATCGAAGCAGTGACCGAACGCGATGCGCAGGCACGGTTTCTGACCTGTTTCGCAACCGAGGAGGTGGTGCCATGAGCTACGCGGCAGCGGCGGCCCTGCAAGAGGCGGTTTTCCAGAGGTTGGCCAGCGATACAGACTTGGCGGCGCTGGTGGGCGGGGCGATCTATGACACGGTCCCGGCGGGCAGTTTGCCAGAAACCTATGTGACCCTTGGCCCCGAAGACGTGCGCGCCCGCAGTGACGGCAGCGGCGGTGGCGCGTGGCATCGCTTTGCGGTGTCGGTGATCACCAGTGCGGCGGGCTTTCACGCCGCCAAACAGGTGGCGGCCACGATCAGCGAGGCCTTGACTGATGCGGATTTGCCCCTTGGGCACGGCCATCTGGTGGCCTTGCATTTCTACCGCGCGCGGGCTCGGCGGGAAGGCACCGGCGCGCAGCGTCGGATCGACCTGACCTTTCGGGCGCGGACGCAAGACACTCTTTAACCCACTGAACAAGCGGAGAAACGATATGGCGGTTCAGAACGGCAAAGACCTGTTGGTCAAGATTGACCTGACGGGTGACAGCAATTTCCAGACGGTGGCGGGGCTGCGCGCCACGCGTATCAGCTTCAACGCCGAAAGCGTTGATGTGACCAGCCTTGAATCGGCGGGCGGCTGGCGCGAATTGCTGAAAGGCGCGGGCGTAAAATCGGCGGCGATCAGCGGCTCTGGCATTTTTCGCGATGCGGCCAGCGACGCCCGTGCGCGGCAAATCTTTTTTGACGGCGAAGTGCCGGAGTTTCAGGTGGTCATCCCGGATTTCGGGGCGGTCGAAGGGCCGTTTCAACTGACCGCGATCGAATATGCGGGCACCCATGATGGTGAGGCGACCTATGAGCTGTCCTTGGCTTCGGCGGGGCAGTTGACCTTTACGGCGGTGGCGTAAGGCGATGGCGAACCCTTGGGCAGGCGAGGTGGCGCTGGTGATCGACGGGCAGCGCCATGTTCTGAAGCTGACATTGGGCGCGCTGGCGGAATTGGAGGCTGGGCTTGAGACCGGCACGCTGGTTGATCTGGTGGAGCGGTTCGAAAGTGGCCGCTTCGCCAGCCGTGATGTGCTGCGTCTGATCGTGGCGGGGCTGCGCGGCGGCGGCTGGCGCGGGCAAGCCAACGATCTGATCACTGCGGAGATTGAGGGCGGCCCGATGGGGGCGGCCCGCGCGGCGGCTGAGTTGCTGGCGCGGGCCTTTATGGCACCGGGTGTCAGCGAATGAGCGGCCCGGTGGACTGGCCTACATTGATGCGCGCGGGCCTGCGGGGGCTGGGCCTGCGCCCGGCAGAGTTCTGGGCGCTGACCCCGGCCGAGCTGGAGCTGATGCTGGGCCAGCAGGCCGGTGTCGCGCCGCTGAAACGCGAACGGCTGGACGCATTGCTGTCTGCCCATCCCGACGGCGCACAAGCACGAAAGGAGTGTGACGGTGGAACAATTGGATGATCTCGATGCGCAGGTTGAGGCGCTGGACGACAACCTTGGACAAGCCGCCGGCATGGCGGCGGCGTTCAACGGCGAATTGGCGCGGGTGCGCGCGGGCTTTGCCGAGGCGGGGCAGGACGTTGCCACGCTGGAGCGGGGGATGAGCCGTGGTCTGAGCCGGGCGATCCGCGGGCTGGTGGTGCAAGGCGACAGCCTGAGCGAAGCCTTGGACAAGATGGCCAACACCATGATCAACGCGGCCTTCAATGCGGCAGTCAAGCCGGTGAGCAACCATTTCGGCGGCTTGCTGGCCGAAGGGGTGGGCAACCTGATGTCGGGGCTTTTGCCGTTTGAGAAGGGCGGCAGCTTTGCCCAAGGGCGGGTGCAGCCCTTTGCAAACGGCGGGATTGTCAGCAGGCCCGTCACATTTCCGATGCGCGGTGGCATGGGATTGATGGGCGAGGCCGGGCCAGAGGCGATCATGCCGCTGTCGCGTGGCCCCGACGGCAAGCTGGGGGTGCAGGCGCGCGGGGGCGGGGCGCCGGTGAATGTTGTGATGAACATTCACACGCCCGACACCGAGGGGTTTCGCCGCTCGAAGGGGCAGATCGCTGCCGAGTTGGGCCGCGTCATCGGGCGCGGCGGGCGCAATCGCTAAGGCAAAGGGGAACCAGACATGGCATTTCACGAGATACGCTTTCCCACCAGCCTCAGCTTTGGCTCGGTCGGGGGGCCGGAACGGCACAGCGATGTGGTCACGCTGGCCAATGGCCATGAAGAGCGCAACACGCCGTGGCGGCATTCGCGGCGGCGCTATGATGCAGGTGTGGCGATGCGCAGCCTTGATGACATTGAAACGCTGATCGCCTTTTTCGAGGCACGGCAGGGGCAGATCCATGGCTTTCGCTGGAAGGACTGGACCGATTACAAATCCTGTGGTGCGCGCGCCGAGCCGGGGATCGGGGATCAGGTGATCGCCAATGGCGACGACACGACGGCGGTTTTTCAATTGGTCAAAACCTACCGATCGGGGGGCCAAAGCTATGTCCGGCCGATCTCTAAGCCGGTGGAGGGCACGGTGCGCATCGGGCTGGATGGCACGGCGCAGCAGGATGGTGTTCATTATACGGTGGACGACACCACGGGTTTGGTCAGTTTTGTGCATCCGCCTGATGCGGGGGTCGAGATTACGGCAGGTTATGAATTTGACGTGCCTGTGCGGTTCGACACCGACCGCATCCAGACCAGCCTTGCGAGTTTTCAGGCTGGCGACGTGCCCAATGTTCCGATCATCGAGGTGCGGGCATGAGCGGGCTGAACGCGGGCCTGAAGGCGCATCTGGAAAGCGGTATCACCACGGTTTGCCGCTGTTGGGCGGTCACGCGCCGTGATGGCGTAGTGATGGGGTTTACCGATCACGATTGCGGGTTGGCCTTCGATGACATCCAATTCAAGGCCGATACCGGGCTGAGCGCACTGGCCTTGCAACAAAGCACTGGCCTGTCGGTGGACAATACCGAGGCGCTTGGGGCGCTGAGCGATGCCGCGATCCGTGAGGATGACATCGAGGCCGGTCGTTTTGACGGGGCCGAGGTGCGCGCTTGGCTGGTCAATTGGGCCGATGTCAGCCAGCGGCAGTTGCAGTTTCGCGGCAGTATCGGAGAGCTGCGCCGCGCCGGTGGCGCGTTTGAGGCCGAGTTGCGCGGCCTGACGGACGTTTTGAACGTGCCTTTGGGCCGGGTCTATCAGAAACCGTGCAGTGCGGTTTTGGGTGACCGGACCTGTGGGTTTGAGACGCAAACGCCGGGCTATTTCGCTGATCTGGTGGTCGAGAAGGTCGAGGACCGGCGCGTGTTCCGCTTTGCAGGACTGGATGGATTTGATGCCGGATGGTTCCGCCACGGTCTGTTGCGTATGCAAAGCGGGGCCGCCGATGGCCTGCGCGGCGCGATCAAGCGCGACGTTTTTGATGGCTCCGCGCGGGTGATTGAGCTTTGGCATCCTTTGCGCGCAGAGATTGCGCCCGGGGATCAGCTGCGCCTGACGGCGGGTTGTGACAAGCGCATGGAAACCTGCCGCCTGAAATTTCAAAACCTGCCGAACTTTCAAGGCTTTCCCGATATTCCCGGCGATGATTGGTCAATCACCGACCCGGCGCGCGCTGGCAGCCTGACAGGCCGGAGCCGCCGAGGATGAGCACACATTCAGACCGCATTGTCACCGCCGCGCGCGGCTGGATTGGCACGCCATATCGCCATCAGGCCAGTTGCCGGGGCGCGGGCACCGATTGTCTGGGCCTGCTCCGGGGCGTCTGGCGCGAGGTGCTGGGCCATGAGCCCGAACGCCCGCCTGCCTATAGCATGGACTGGTCCGAGCCGTCGCGCGACGAGGTTCTGTGGCGCGCCGCGCAAAGGCATTTGCAGCCCAAGCCGGTCAACAATGCCGCACCGGGCGATGTGTTGTTGTTTCGGATGCGTGACGGGGCAGTGGCCAAGCATCTGGGGGTCGCGGGCCGGGTCGGTGCAGCGGCCACATTCATTCACGCATATTCGGGTCACGCGGTGGTCGAAAGCCCCCTGACGCCGCCATGGGCGCGGCGCATCGTGGCCCGGTTTTCATTTCCCGAGGAGGGCTAGGTCATGGCAACGATACTTCTTTCAGCGGCGGGGGCGGCGATTGGCGGCTCGGTCGGCGGCACGGTTTTGGGCCTGTCTATGGGGGCAGCGGGCCGCTTTGCAGGGGCTGTCATCGGGCGCTCGATTGATCAGCGGTTGATGGGCCAAGGCTCGGAAACGGTGCATACAGGGCAGGTCAAGCGGTTGCGTCTGACTGGCGCGGGCGAGGGCGATGCGATTGCGCAGGTGTATGGGCGCATGCGCGTGTCGGGACAGGTGATCTGGGCGACAGAATTTCGCTAACAGGTGTTCATCTTTGCCGGAAGCGGCGGCGGCAAGGGCGCGCGCCCGCCACAGCCGACACAAATAGTGCATCGCTATTCCGTGTCCTTGGCCATTGCGCTTTGTGAGGGCGAGATTTCGCATGTTGGCCGGGTCTGGGCCGACGGGCAAGAGATCGCGCGCGACAAGCTGTCGATGCGGGTGTATCGCGGCACCGCTGATCAGATGCCCGACCCCAAGATCGAAGCCGTTGAAGGGGCTGGCCGGGTGCCTGCCTATCGCGGCACGGCCTATGTTGTGATCGAGGATCTGGCGCTGGCGCAGTTCGGCAACCGTGTGCCGCAATTCACCTTCGAGGTGATGCGCCCCGCGCAACCCGGCCAGCCGGGGGCCGAATTGGACCCACCGCAGGCGATGCGTGGTGTCGCACTGTTGCCCGGCAGCGGGGAATACGCCCTTGCCCCCGAGCCTGTGCGCATGACCTACGGATTCTGGTCGCAGGGGCTGGTCAATGTGAATTCCCCGTCGGGCAAGGCCGATTTCGCAACCTCGCTTGAAAGCCTGATCGGTGAATTGCCAGCCTGCCGGACCGTGTCGCTGATCGTCAGTTGGTTTGGTGACGATCTACGCTGTGGCACGTGTGATATTCGGCCCAAGGTCGAACAAAAGCGGTATGATGCCTCGAACATGCCGTGGATGGCCGGTGGCCTGACGCGGCAGCAGGCGCGCACTGTGCCTTTGGACAACGAGGGCCGACAGGTTTACGGCGGCACGCCTGCGGATCTGTCGGTTGTGCAGGCCATCGAGGCGTTGAAAGACGCGGGCCAAGACGTGATGTATTACCCCTTTATCTTGATGGATCAGATGCCGGGCAACGGGTTGGCGGACCCCTATAGCGATGCGGGCGAACAGCCGGTTTTGCCATGGCGTGGGCGGATCACCACTTCGGTCGCGCCGGGGCAGCCGGGCAGCCCCGACGGCACCGCCGCTGCCGAGGCCGAAGTGGCGGCGTTCTTTGGCACCGCCAGTGCCGCGGATTTCCAGATCGGACAAGAGGCGGACAACGCGGGAGATTTGGCCGACACCAGCCCTCAGGGCTTGATCTACGGCCTGTCGCGCCCGGCCAGCAGCCCTGTGCGCTATGAAGGCCCGGAGGAGTGGGGCTATCGCCGGTTCATTCTTCATCAGGCGGCGCTGTGCGCGGCGGCGGGCGGGGTCGAAAGCTTCTGTATCGGCTCGGAAATGCGCGGGCTGACGCAGATTCGTGGCGCGGACAACAGTTTTCCGGCGGTCGCACACCTGATTGATCTGGCCGCCGAGGTGCGCGCGCTGTTGGGGCCCGATGTCAAGATCGGCTACGCCGCCGATTGGAGTGAATATTTCGGCTTTCAGCCCGGCAATGGCGACCGGTTCTTTCACCTTGATCCGCTATGGGGCGATGACAATATCGATTTCATCGGGATCGACAATTACATGCCGCTTTCGGATTGGCGCGAGGGTCATGATCATCGCGACGCGCAGGACTACGCGTCGATCTACGATCTGGACTATCTGCAATCCAATATCGAAGGCGGCGAAGGCTACGACTGGTTTTATCACTCACCCGAGGCGCGGGCTGCGCAAATTCGCACCCCGATTAGCGACGACGCGCATAACGAGCCGTGGATTTGGCGATTCAAGGACATTCGCAACTGGTGGGTGAACTGGCATCACGACCGGGTGGATGGCGTGCGGAGTGACACGCCCACCGGCTGGGTGCCGCGCTCCAAGCCGATCCGCTTTACCGAATACGGCTGCGCGGCGGTGGACAAGGGCAGCAACCAACCGAACAAGTTTTTGGATGCCAAATCGTCCGAATCCAGCCTGCCGCGCTATTCAACCGGGCGGCAGGACGAGTTGATGCAGTTGCAATATCTGCGCGCCATGGCCGGCTATTGGACCGATCCGGCGCATAATCCGCTGTCTGACGAATACAGTGGCCCGATGCTGGATTGGGATCATAGCTGTGCCTGGGCGTGGGATGCGCGGCCTTACCCGTTCTTTCCCAACAACCGTGGCCTTTGGAGCGATGGCGACAATTACGGTCGCGGGCATTGGCTGAACGGGCGTGTATGCGCGCGCACGCTGGCCTCGGTCGTTGATGAGGTCACGGCGCGCGCGGGGCTGGACCCTAAGGTGACGGATAGCAGCGCGCTGCATGGTCATCTACGCGGCTATCTGGTGGATCAGGTCGAAGAGGCGCGCGGTGCCTTGCAGCCCTTGATGCTGCGCTATGGGTTTGACGCCCTCGAACGCGATGGCCTTTTGACCTTTCGGATGCGCGATGGCCGAACCGATCATGTTCTTGATCCCGAATGGCTTGTGCGCGATGCGGATTTGGATGGGGTGATCGAAAAGACCCGCGGAAACAACGCCGAACTGGCCGGGCGTGTGCGCCTGCGCTTTGTTGAAGCGGGTGCCGATTTCGAGGTGATTGCCGAAGAAGCCGTATTGCCAGATGACGCCACCCATGCGGTGGCCACATCGGAAATGCCGCTGCTGATGGCGCGCGGCGAGGGACGGCAGACCGTCGAACGCTGGCTGTCCGAGGCGCGTGTTTCGAGCGATACTGTGCGCCTTGCGCTGCCGCTGTCCAAACTGGCTGCCGGGGCCGGAGACGTGATTGCACTACCCGAGCACGGTGGCCACGGGCTGTTTCGCATCGACCGGGTCGAACAACTGGCGCAGACCCAAAGGGTCGAGGCCGTGCGGATCGAGCCGGAAACCTACCGCCCGACCGATCTTGAAGATTTGCCCACACAAATACGTGCGTTTACCGCGCCTGTGCCGGTTGCGCCCGTGTTCATGGATTTGCCCTTGATGACCGGCGAAGAGGTGCCACATGCGCCGCATATCGCGGTGACAGCCGACCCTTGGCCGGGCGGCGCGGCGGTTTATGGCTCGGACGAAGACGCCGATTACCAGCTCAACCGCCTGATCGAACAGCCCACGCCGATGGGCCGAACTGAAACCCCGCTGCGCGCCTCATGTTCTGGGCGGATCGACCGGGGCGAGGGGTTGGTGGTGCAAATGGCCGGGGGGCACGTTGAGCAGCGTCAGCACCGCAGCCTTTCTTGGGGGCGCGAACCTCTGTGCCATTGGCGATGGCACCCCCGATGGATGGGAGTTGTTTCAGTTCCGCGATGCGGAATTGGTTGGCCCGGATACCTATATTCTGCATCACCGCCTGCGCGGCCAATTGGGCACCGAGGCGGCGATGCGCGATGTCTGGCCTGTGGGGTCGATCCTTGTGCGGTTGGATGGCAGCGCGACGCAGATGGATTTGCCCGAGGTCAAGCGCGGGCTGGCGCGGTATTACCGCGTAGGGCCGGCTGATAGGCCGGTGGATGATCCGTCGTATCAGGCCACGCAAGTTGCGTTCGACGGTTTGGGTTTGCGGCCCTACGCACCGGTGCACTTGCGCCACAGACAGGCGCTGGACGGCGCGCGCCACCTCCAATGGGTGCGCCGCACCCGGATCGGCGGCGACCGTTGGGACACGCCCGAGGTGCCACTGGGCGAAGAGACCGAACGCTATGTCGTGCGCGTGATGCAAGGCACGGCCCTGCTGCGCGAGGAAATCACCAGTACCTCCGATTGGACCTATGACAGCGCGGCACAGGTCCAAGATGGCCTGTCTGGTCCGTTCACGGTGCAGGTGGCCCAAGTTTCGGCCCTATACGGCGCAGGCGTGTTCGTGCGGTTGGACGTGGCGGAATAG